CACTTTTTTCTAAAAAGTGTTAAAGTACACCTTTTTGCACACTTTTTTCTAAAAAGTGTTTACACGCGCGGGAACCCTACCAGGTTAGCACCCACACCAAATCCAGCGCCCTGCCGGGCTGTAACACCGATTGTGGGGGAAAAGGTATCGAGTAGGGCAAAGGTTGCAAAGGCGGCTACACCGATAGTCATTAACTCACCAAAATTAGGCTTCTTGGGATTCATTACAAGCAGAGCCACAAAGGCCACCACCAGGCCCTCTATCAGATATTTGAGCAGAGACGTTAAGAGGTCACCCATAGAGTAGTCCATCTCTTCCTTATACCAGAGATATAGAATTTAATTGCGTATATTGCTTACTTTAAGATTTTAGAATATAGCAGATTATTGAATGGCCGTTTCCGCAAGTAACATGAAAGAAGATTTTTTAGAGGAAGATCCTGAGATTCGTAGCCAGAAATTTGTACTCTTATCATTTCTCAGCCCGGAAAATGTTCTTGAAAATAAAGATCAGTTCTTTTTCGGAGAGTTCTTAAAACAATACGAGGTTGATTATAAAATGAAGAACTTGGAAACCTTTCTTATTTCTCTTGTCCGGGGGGTGAATGAAGATTTGACAAAAGAGGCAGAGCGTTTAGATAACGCCGGAGAAGATCTCAGTGGTGCCGCGGCCCTTTGCCGTAAGGCTCGTCTAAATATGGGTGGGCTCTTAGAGTCATATCACCAGTTTGTAAAAATAAACGATGTGGCAATTAAAAAGACCACTATCAAAGAGGCATATGACGATTTTCTCTTTAAACATCAGACCAAACTGGAGGAGGATTTTTTTGCCAAAAATGAGTTCCGGACATCTATTCGAGGACTCAAAGTCCGGGGAGTTACTGCAACCCATGGAGAGGCGGTTGCCATGTCTAAAAAACTTCAACGCAATGATACGATTCACAGCATTTTCCTTGGAGAAGTTGGAAAATGGCTTCCATGGGACCCTAAGCCACATCAAGTACAGGATCAAGAATATGCAGAAGACCAACTGAATACCTTGATGAAGAATTATAGAAATAATGAGGAGTCACGTGAAAAGTTCATGGCCGAGCAACGTAATGAGATGTTGAAAAACGCAAAGCGCGCAGGGCCAATTGTAAGTGAAGAGGCCGGTGGTAAATCCGAATCATCTAAGTCTGCCGGGGGCGCCTCAGATGGTTGGGGTTCTATGTTTGACGGCCCGGCTGATTTGGCTATTGAACGCAAGAAAGAGAATACGCCTGTTCCTAGTAACAGTCTAGAGCAGTCTTAATCCAATAAGTTTCCAATCTGCTTATAGGCCTCGCCTTGGTCCGGAGTAGTTATATTAACGCATTGATTACCCTGGCAAAAAGTACCCTCTCCACAAGGTGTAGATCTTCTTGCACACGGGGAGTTAATACCATTACACTCTTTAGCGCTGCATGATGACATATCAGTTGATACAGTGATAGGCGTCATAAACCCTTCGCTACAGAATCCACCTGAGCACTTCTGACCACTTGGGCATACCCCATTTGCTAGACATGGCAGTTTTGCGGAGCCCCCTTTCCAACTACCAAAATTACGAGTAACTGATGGTTTTGATAATTGTAATACTATGAAAACTACAAATGACACGGCCAATAAAAGCCCTAAACCCGAAGTCATATTTAACTTCATTTCTTCTGTTCATATATGAGAAAAGGTTCTATTGATTAGGGGTAGACAGATAATTCATTAGACGTGGGTTTTGAAATAGGCATAGGGGGCTGGCAAAATCCATTCATACAAATTTTACCAATACTACATGAAGGTAAATCTACGCCACATCTTATGCCGGCTTCTCCAGCCTTAAAACCCTCTTTAAAAAAATTTGCTTGTGCCAAAAGTAACGCGACCGTTCCGATAACTAGTAGAAAAAATGTCATTTTTGATATTTCAAACATTCTATTTTCTCATATATTTTTTATTGTGATTTCCGCACCTGAATAGCCGGTCCCTTAAGTTTTACGCTTGAAGATGGGTCATACTTATTTACTTCAGCCTCCTCTGAATCACGATAGTGTGCAGCACTATGTCCCCAGAATTCTGGTAACCCTATACGAAAGTCACCGTGAATTTCCGCCTTATACCAAAATATAATATCCTCCAATTTATTGCTTTGTGTGTTGTTGCTTACAACAAGACACTCGTAATTCTGTGTACATTGGTCCATAACCTGGCAGAAAAACTCAAAAGATGGAAATGCAGATCCATAGTTTTCATAGATGCGCTTTCTGTTATTAAGATATGGTTCGCGCAAAATAAATACGTAATCAACATTTGTACGTAGTACCGGAGGGACACCTAGAGGATATTGCATTGTAATTAAAAAAAATACCTTGACCCACCTACCATTTAAGAAAAGATAACGAATATTGAGATCCCTTGTCCAAGTATCATCATAAAGGCAGTCATCAAGAATCAAAAATGACCTGGGATCTATACGAGATTGAATACCCGCCTGTTGCTCTTTCATAATTTTGGCCATAATGAGTTTCTGTCGGGCCACATAATTCTGTACAATCGCCGGTGAATATGCGCCATGAATAAAGAGGGGGGGTACCATTTTCTTGTAGAAATCATTTGACTCTTCTGTACCACTTATAACAGTTCCAAGAGGCATGTGTTTATGATGAAATAAAACATCCCGGACAAGAGTTGATTTACCTGTACGGCGGCGGCCAATAAAAATACATACGGCATCTTCTGGAATTTGTGACATGTTAAACTTCTTCAATTGAAGATTCATCGCCGCAGATGCTGCCATATTACTATAATTCCATGAGGTTTCATTATTTAAATTTAACACGCGCAAAAAGGCCCTGCGCCAGATATCCTAAACACTGTTCTTTTCTAAATTAATGTCTTCCCCCTACCCATCTCTGCAGACAAGAGAATTGCCTAGTCCAGAGATTTGGGAAATTTCTCCCCCTGTTCAACTTCAGGCCGCTCTAGAGACGCGATTTAAACCACTTCAGACTACCTATCCCGGCATGCTTCGTTTTGGAAAAACTAAAAAGCAGACCTCATTTTTACGGTTTGATCACAAATGGCACCTTGATAGCTTTATTGGCGATGTTCCGTATCGCTCTGGTTCATTTTCTGGAAGAGTCCGACAATATGTACAGGGCAACCCAAAAAACGAATTAATAGATATTTCGGGATTCTGTAAAATAACACATTTACTGGATGCATATCGAATGATCCAAGGAAGTTACCCGGTAGCACAACACCCGGCCCTACCGTCACCAGGTCGCAAATCTGCAAAAGTATATGCCAAATTACACGACCCTCATAATCAGGCGTATGTTGACGCCGTGGCGTGTTATATGTTAAGTAAGTTTCGCGAGATGGATCACTCTCCGCATTTTTCACTTTTTTACGGCTCTTATTTGGCCATTGCCAAAGACTATTATTACAATATTACTGAGGAGTTCAATGATCTCCGATTTGAGGGATGGTTTTGGAGAAAACACGCACAGGGGCAATTCAAGTTAACTGGATTTAGAGGTGATATATTAATTGATCCAAGTGATAATTTACTGTGTCCACCTGATAATATATCGGAAGACTCTCATGAGACAATCTCAGATCAAACTAGAAGGTCAAGTGATACTTCTGAATTGTACGATTATAATGAACAAACTGGAGATTTAGCAAGCCTTCATTCGGCAACAATTGAGACTGCATCTTCTGAAGGTGAATCTAACAATGAATCAAGATCAATATATTCGGATTTATCGGAAGATTTTGATGAAAATACAAAAATATTTGCCGCATTATCTGAATTTCCCACAATGCTTATATTTTTAGAGTCTAATCGGGAAACAATGGATTATCTTTTAGATAACCCGAGAGAGGTTGGAGCGGAGCCAGGAACACTTGACTGGGAGAAACGTTGGAGCGCGTGGCTATTTCAGGTTATTGCAGCCCTTTGTCAGATTCAAAGTCTGTGGGCTATGACACATAATGATTTACATAGCAATAATATATTGTGGACACCAACAGAAAAAGCATTCCTATATTACAATGCGCTGGATGGACGGCAATTCAGGGTGCCCACATATGGTAAAATATTTCGTATAATTGATTTTGGTAGAGCAATTTATACTCACAATAATATCTTATCCATAAGTGATGACTATTGGCCAGATAATGAAGCGGGTTCTCAATATAATTTTGGACCACTTTACGATCCAGGTAAACCCAGGGTATATCCAAATCCCTCGTTTGATTTATCACGTTTATCTGTAAGTATAATTGAGTCATTATTTAAATATATTCCAAAAGATAAAGAAGGTGGAGCAATATTGAGTGATGAAATAGATAGACGACAAATGGAAACTGAATCAGAACTTTATAATGTATTGTGGCAGTGGTTGATAGATGATGACGGCAAAAATGTACTTTGGGATACAAATCAGACAGAAAGATATCCTGGATTTGATTTATATACAGTGATTGCTCAAAAGGTAAAATGTGCTGTACCTTGCGAACAATTAAATAAGGCACCATTTTCTGGGTTTCTGATGCCCAAGTCGGCAACTGTACCCGAGGGAGAGAAGGCGTACTCACTATTTTGTTAGATTGTGTGATAAAATCTGTGATGTAAAGTGCCAAAGTCTTAAATGTTTAGTATATACCGCCAAGTACCGAAGTCCTAAACGCGCAGCAAAGCCTTAGGGAGTGCTTAAATTAAGCACTCCACGGTACTTATATTCGGCACTTGGCGGTACACGGTACATCATAAATCTATAGAACTTGTGCAAACAAAGCGTCAATACAAAGTTAAATCGTCTTTAAATAAAAGTAAAAAACTAGAATTAGAAATTAGCAGGGCCAACTTTAACCCCTGGATCTAATAACCCAGTTCCGGTCGCTGAACTTACCGAATTTACGGTCTGAGAAATGACATCTTTTATAGTAGAAGTATCTACAGAAGATATTGTCGTTTTTAAATCATCAAATGTTTCGGGAATGAGAGGATAGAGAAATCCTGTTGTTGCCGCACCTATAATAAAATCTCTACCCATATGTTTCATATTGGGCTCTTCTTTGTTGTACACGACTGCTGCCATACTTAGTATAGCTACTATGAGGCCTCCAATAATTGACCATAATATAACTTCTATGGTTGTCATAACTTCTGAGGTTTACAGGTAGAAAAAAACGCATTAGATACCGCGGCTTTATAGAATTTCATAATCGTTTGCGGAAAGAGATACCGGGATTGTAATTTCATTAAAAACACTTATATCTTCAATCTCATCTGCTTTCAAATTTTCACATTCTCCTAATATTTTAAGATCATTATCACCCTCTTCAATCATCGGTCGCAATTCTGCTTCTCCAGTCTCTCCAAAAAGCGAATCCATACCAGTAAATCCAACCGTTTTTTCAGTTTCAACTATCAAAGTCTTTTGCTCGGGGGTATTTGATGAAAGAGTTTTATCTTGTAAATGATTTTGTTCAGGTGTTTTTTCAATAGTTACATCTTTAGGTACAGGTGTCTGAATAATTGTTTTATCTTTGTTCTCCTCAACCTTCTCCTCAACCTTCTCCTCAACCTTCTCCTCAACCTTTTCCTCAACCTTTTCCTCAACCTT